AAGCTGCCATAGAAGAAGCTGAACGAGATAAAGAAAATTCTACAGTTCAACGTTTTATTCGTAACTTTGAGTCACGAGTCTATGCAGAACTAAGTAGACAGCTTATTGCCAACCTATTTGGTGAAACTCCCTCAGATTCTGGAATTATCTCTTTAGAAGGTAATACGATAGAATACAGTACAGATGGAGATTTTTTAACACTTAAAATTACGGAAGCAGATGGCACAGTCACGATTATTACAATTCCTATTGGTAGCTTCACTTTCTAGTTGCTCTATCTTTGACCAGTATGTAGATACATACGAACAAAGATTTAAAGCACATGATGTAGTACGAATAGACGAGTTACAATCACAATACTTATTAGATGTTAAGACACCAATAGTTAGTCCAGTAGTTGCTGTATATCCTTCTTCTTTTACAGATCAAACAGGACAAAGAAAAAGTAATAGTGAGTTTGCATTATTCTCTACAGCAGTAACTCAATCCCCCCATACTTTATTAATACGAGCTTTAAAACATGCAGGAAATGGCAAATTTTTTAGAGTAGTAGAAAGAGTAGGATTAGATAATCTTACAAAAGAAAGACAGCTAATTCGTAGTGCTAGAGAGCAATTTGCTACAGATGAAGAGAAAAAAAAGAAGCTTTCGCCTTTGCTATTTGCAGGTGTCTTGCTAGAAGGAGCTGTCATAAGTTATGATAGTAACTTGACAACTGGAGGAATGGGTGCTCGTTATCTAGGGATAGGCACTAGCATTCAATACAGAGAAGATAACATTACAGTAAGTTTAAGAATGGTATCTGTCGCAACTGGTGAAATACTTACAGAAGTATTAAGCCAGAAAACCATATTTAGTTATGGTAAGTCAGAAGATGTTTTTAAGTTTATTGAGATGGGCACCGAGTTGGTAGAAATAGAACTAGGCAACTCGCGAAATGAATCAACAACTATTGCGCTTATGAAGGCAATAGAAGGAGCAGTATTAGAACTTATTACTATCGGTTACGATAGGGGATTTTGGAAACATGCAGAAATACAAATTAAAAAGCCTACTTGCGATGATGATGACTGTCTCGCTATACGCGGCTGATAACGAAATATATTTAGATCAATCAGGTACTACGCTTAATTTAGACATTGAGCAATTAGGTATATCAAACATCATTGGTGGACTTAGCTCATCAGCAGGAAGCCTTACAGCTTTTGATATTGATGGAACGACCATGACCATTGATATTAATATGATTGGTAATACCAATAAATTTCTAGGTGATATATGGGCAGATAACTTTACTGCTATTTATAACTTTACTGGTAATACAAACACATTCACTATACAAGTAGATCCAACCAACACCTACGGAGCTGATAGCTCTAATCAAAATATAGCTGTTACAGGTTCTAGTAATACTTTTACACTAAACCAAGGTACATCAGCACTAGCTGCTACCTTAGATTTAGATTGGATCATCCAGGGTTCTAACAATACAGTTGTATCAAACATTAATATTGATGGAGCTACTAACTATATGGATATAGATGGTAGTGATAATACAGTTGCTTATACTGGTGCTGGTGTAAGTGCTTCAGCAGGTGGTTACTTTTATCTAGATCATACTGGAGGACAGAGAAATTTTAATATTCAACAACTCTCAACACAAGATAATGACTGGCTTAAAGTTATTAGTGTTGGCGGCAATGCTGCTTCCACAGTTTGCATTATCCAAAACGATCAAGGAACTTCACTCGGCTGTTAGTATTGGTGGGATATCTGAACTTAATGGTTCAGCACAGATTGTAAGGGACGAGCCGTTTAATGCAGAAGTAGATTTTGCAATCCAAAGCAATGATGAGGCTGTTACCACTAATGGAAGAATGGCTATTACATTTCTTGATGACTCAACAGTAAAGCTAACCGAACACTCACAACTAACTATAGATGAATACATCTATGATCCAGATCCCAGTAAAGCAAAGATGGCCCTTACCTTTGGACTTGGTACTGCTAGATTTATTACAGGTAACTTAGGCAAGATAGATAAACAAAACATATCTTTAAGAACACCTACAGCTAATATAGCTATAAGAGGTACAGACTTTACAGCTACTGTAGATGAATTGGGTAGATCATTAATAATACTTTTACCAGACGCTTTAGGTTTGTCTAGTGGTGAGATAGAAGTGGTTACTGCTATGGGTAGTGTTTTACTTAATAAGCCATTCCAGGCAACAACTGTATCTGTGTTTGAGTCAGCACCAAGTAAGCCTGTAATATTAGACCTTACTTTAGACATTATAGATAACATGCTTATTGTTACTCCACCTAAAGAAAACATAACTCTTACCGAAGAAGTATCACAAAATGCTAAAGCAAACATACTAGATTTTAATGATTTGGATATTGATTACCTTGATGAAGACTTCTTAGGCGAGGATGAGCTGGAGTTTACTGAGCTTGATATTAATTACCTTGACACCAATTTTTTAGAAGACTTGCTTAATGTATTAGACTCTCTTGCTATAGGAGAAGATGAGGATGTATTAGCAGATGCAGGTGGTATTAACTTAAGCGGTACTAGAATAGGGCAAGATCCAGATACTCAAATAACTACCTTGGTTCAAGGTGATATAATAAGCCTTAGAAGAAAGGTAAATGATTCAGTTAGATTAGATTTAAACGGCAACGGCTCTTATACTTTAATCATTATCCAAGATGGTGTTAGTAACGTTGTTAAAATTAACGGCGGTGGCGACTCCAACATAACCATAACTCAAAGTGAATAATATGAAATACAAATATATAACAACAGAAAAGTCTAGAGATGTAAGGCATTTTGAAATACTTTCAGATAGAAAATTAGATGAAAATGAAATTGAAGATATACTAGCTTTACCAGATATTGATAAAAAAGGAGACACCGAGAAATTTGAAGGAGGTGAAATAACTTATGTTTACACAGAATATGGTGATGATGATAGCCAAATCAATTATTACTTAGAATCTTTTGCAAATACTATAAAACTAATTAAAGGCGGAAAAGATTAATAAATTAATATTACCTATACTTTTGTTACTAAGTTTGCCCTTAGTATTCCAAAGCACCCCTACCGAAATACTTAAATTAAAAATCTTTGATTCATTAGTTGCGGAGCAAGAACCATCTGGTTACTTTACTACTCTTAATATTACAGAAGATGATGTTCGTGAAAGAGGGGGATGGCCTTTCCCTAGAAAAGATTTAGCTCAAATACAATTAGACATTTTATCCGAAGGTGCAATAGGTATTGGTTGGGTAGTATCGTTTAGTGAGCCAGATAGGTTTGGCGGAGATCAGTTCTTTGCAACAGCTCTTGAGCTTGGGCCAACTGTTTTAGCTATGTTTGAAAGTCCTAGTGGATCTTATCCGCCAACTACAGGAACTGTCATACTAGGAGATGATGTAGGTGGGTATATGTCACCTGGAATTGTAGAAAACGTAGATGTATTAAAAGCGGAAGCTACTCAAGGGATTGCATCTGCTCCAGTTGATATTGATAACTTGGTTAGGCGAATACCATTGCTGATGAAAACTCCTGAAGGTTGGGCTCCTGCTTTTGGAACTCAGGTATTAAAAATACTCGCAGGATCTAAAACATACATTATAAAAACTAATGATAATGGATTAGAAGAAATAGTTATAAAGGGTATACCTCCAATTCCTGTAGATAATTATGGTCGTAAGTGGATTAGTTGGGTTGACACACCGCAAACAACTTTAGAAGAAATGGATGTCGAAGGTAAGTTTGTTTTTATTGGTGTTACTGCTAACGGAATCATGCCGCAGATTGCAACTCCATCTGGATTATTAGAACCGCATAAGATTCAAGCAGCATTATCTGAGTCAATTCTTATAGAAAACTCTCCACATATTCCAGATTTTGCAATAGCGTTGGAGATTCTAATTTTTGGAATATTCGTGTCGTTGACATGGATTGTAATAAACTTCCTTGGTGTAACCAAGGGCGTAAGTATTGCAGTAATTTTACTTTTAACCACGGGGCTCTTAGGCTTTTTTAGTATTCAAAAAGGTTATTTGATTGATTTTTCATGGACTTTTATCTCACAATTTATAACTGGAGCTATTGCTTTCTATTTAAACTTTAGAAAACAATTTAAGTTGCGTCAATTAATTAAAAAACAATTTGAACATTACCTTGATCCGAGGCAAGTTAAACAATTACAAGAAAATCCAGAACTTTTAAAACTTGGAGGAGAGAAAAGATATGCTACTTTTTTATTTACAGATGTAAGGGGTTTTACTTCTTTGTCTGAAAAATTAAAACCTGAAGAGGTAACTGAGATTATGAATAAAGCATTAACAGTTCAAGTTGAATGCGTGCAAAAGAATGGCGGCATGGTAGATAAATTTATAGGTGATGCGTGTATGGCTATTTTTAATGCTCCGTTAGATTTAGAAGATCATCAAAACAAAGCAGTGAAGACTGCTATTGAAATGCAAGAAGCAATCAAAGAACTTAATAAAGAACTATCACATGAGATAGCAATAGGTGTAGGAGTTAATACAGGTCAAGCGGTAATAGGTAACATGGGATCTGATACCAGGTTTGATTATTCAGCTATAGGGGATGCTGTAAATATTGCAGCTCGACTTGAATCTGGGACTAAAGAAGCAGGCGTTGATATACTTATAGGAGAAGAGACTGCCAAAGATTGCAGTTTTGAGTTAAAATCTTTAAAAGCGATTAAAGTTAAAGGTAAAGAAAAGTCTTTAAACGTGTACACAATATAAGGAAAGATATGGCTACAGCAAAAGATGCTTTAAATGCAATAGAATCACACGAAAGAGAATGCAAGGCTTTATACAAAAGTATTGACAGAAGATTAGAAGATGGATCAAAAAGATTTGATAAGCTAGAGAACATGATCTGGGCCGTATATCCTTTTATATTAGTATCAATAGTTTTATCTAGGCTTGTTTAATGAATAGACTTAAATGGATGTGGGAAAAGATAATAATTTTTATATCTTTTTTTAAAAGGCGATACAAAGTTATTGTATCTTTTAATAAAGAGTATGGTGATTCAGATGACACCACTCATATTACAAAAAAAATTATAGTTCAAAAAGAAAACCATTTAAAATTTCGTAACGAAGATGGAAAAGAAATAGAGTATCGTAGCTCTGGTGGGCTTAATTATATTATAGAGGAACTTTAGTGCAGCAATTTTTTATAGCAATTATATTAGTTTTAGGCTTAAGTTCTTATTATTTATATAATCAAAATCAAATACTGTCTAAGAATAATGCACTATTAGAAGGAGCAATAGCTACACAAGAAGAAGCAATCAAGTCTATACAAGAAGACTTTGAGTTACAAACAGGACAATTAAATGAGTTAAGTATTAAAAGCCAAGCAGCACAAAGAGAATTAAATAGATACACAAAATTCATACAGAACTATGAACTATCTGCAAAAATTCTTGCAGATCCAATAAAAATGGAAAGGAAGATAAATAATGGTACAAAACATATTATGGAAGAAATCGAGAAACTTAGCGGTACAGTTGATTCTCTTGATGATGGTTTGCAGTTGCAGCCTAATTCCAACTAAACAGATAGAAGTTACAACAAAACC